AATGACGCTTGAGAAACCAGGCGGCACAAAAAAAGTGATTTGATATGAAAAATTCATATCAACCCAAGCGCGTTCCTACCAAGCGTAGTGGCGGCAAGCGTTATTAACCAACTAGGGGATACTTATGTCTTTAGAAGATGTGTCTTACGAAGCGCGAGATGAGCTGGCTCGATTGGCAAAACAATTGTCAGACAACCCAGAAACTCGCAGCCAATTTTTGAAACTGGCAAAGCAAGTTCGCCCAGATGTTTCTATGCCTGAAATAGAGATTGAAGAGCGGTACACAAAGAAGTTTCAAGATTTTGAATCAAAACTTGCAGCCCGTGATGCCAAGCAAGCCGAGCGTGATGCTATGGATAACTTGGAATACCGGCGCAATTCTTTGATTGAAAAAGGACTCGTCAATAGCAGAAATGAAATCCAAGAAGTGGAGAAACTCATGCTAGACAAAGGCATTACCAACCATGAAGCTGCTGCGGAATATCACAAGTATATGAAGCAAGCAGCTATCCCAACTCCAAGTGGCTACAATCCAAATCCTATGAAGAAGTTTGATTTGTCGGCATTTCACAAGAATCCGATTCAAGCTGCTCGGGAAACGGCGGCGCAGGCGTTGTCAGAATTTCGGAAGCCTGTCAGACCTATTGGTCTGTAAGGTCAGTTGATAAACAGGGGATTTTTTTAGGAGCTTTTTATGGCTATTGGCGGCGGTATTATTCCCAGCACTGGCAGTAGCCAGTACACCGAACTCTCGTATGTAACACGACGGGCGTTTATTCCTAAATTGATTGTACAACTGTACAACTCAACTCCCCTGTTAGCTGCTCTTCTGAGCAACTCGCAACAAGCATCTGGCGGTGTGTCATCTGTTACTGCACCTGTGCAGGGTTCGCAGATGGTTACATCCCAGTGGTCTGACTACTCTGGTTCGTTCGCACAGCCGAGCGTCCAGGTTGGCGTGACCAATGCTGAGTACAACTTGAAGTTGATGATTGCTCCCGTGCCGTTCCTTGGCATGGAAGGCGCTGTTCAGCAAGACTATGCTGTGATCCCGTTGATTGAAGCGCGTATGAATGACGCGACTAATTCAATGATGGACAGCATGGCAACTGCTTTGTACAACAACACCACCAACACCCAGCAATTTATTGGATTGCCTGGTGCTGTGGATGATGGTACAACTCTGGCAACTTACGGCAACATCAACCGCACTACCAATACGTTCTGGAAATCCAAACTGTATGCTGCTGGCTCGGTTAACCCAACCCGTTCTAACATGCTGCAATACATCAGCGGCACTGTTAAAAACGCTGCTGAAGTTCCTACTTTTGGCGTGTGCGGTTTTGGTACTTGGACTCTGTTGGCTCAAGACTATGTTGGTCAAGAGTCTTACGTCATTACCCCAGGAAAAGGTGTTGGCTTTGACAATGATGCCGACGGCCCACAGTCTGGTTTCCGCGCTTTGATGGTTGCTGGCGTTCCAATCTATCCTGATCCTTACTGCCCAGAAGGCACTGTGTACTTGCTCAATAGCAATTACATGTCTTTGTACATCCATGAAATGGGTTCGTTTGCTTTTACCGGCTTTGAATCAACCCTGTCTAACTGGCAAGTTGGCTACGTTGGCGCAGTGCTGACGATTGCCGAACTGGTGGTAACGAAGCCAAAAGCCATGACCAAAATCACTGGCTACAACTCTCTCACCATCTAAGGAGTAACAATATATGTTGAATGTAATGGGTTTTGGTGTTCGCGGCACTAGCTGGCCTAACACCCCTATCAATCTGACTTCTGGTCAGGTTTACACCATTCCAAGTGGTCAGTATTCTGCTCACCTTGGTCCGTACACCGCTGTGCAGCAATACGACGGCGTTAGCCAAATCTGGCGTTTTGTTGAAGCGTCTGCCCAATCCGCACCTACGATTGTTTCTTCTGATGGCTTTAATGTTCGTCTGATTAACATGACAGGTACGGCTGTGGGCGCAGTTATCACTAACGGAGGAACCGGTTACACCAACGGTATCTATCCCGCTGGTACTGGTAACGGCACTGCCGCTTCCCCTACTTGCACATTTGCTGCTGGTGGCGGTACTGTGTTGGCAACTGGTAACGTGATTGTTGGCGGCGCTATTAACAGCACCGTGACCATTACTACTGCTGGTAGCAACTACACCCGCGCACCTATCTTAGTTATTTCTGCTCCTCCTGCTGGTGGCGTACAAGCAACTGCGACTTGCACTATTTCTGCTGGCGCAATTAACGCAGTCACCGTTACCAACCAAGGCGCTGGTTACACCGCTGCTCCCACTATCACTGTGGTTAACGCCGCTGGCGACACCACTGGTACTGGCGGCGTGTTGACTGTCAACGCTACTCTGACTGGTTCTGGAACTATCACTGCTATCACCATGAACAACCTTGGTGCTGGTATGACTTCTGTTCCTGCTATCACTTTCAGCCCAGCATCTACCACCGCCGCCACCGCTGTTATGTGCTTCACTGCGTTAACTTTGACAGGCGCATCTGGTGCTACTAACACGGTTGGAACATACGGCTTGTTGGGACTGTCGCAAGTTACCGCTGGCACTGCAACTTTGACCAACCCAGCAATTAGCACTGGTATTTTTGTTCCCCGCATGGCTGTTGCGGTTGCAACTACTGCGGCTACAACCTACTCGTCGGTAATTCTTGACGGTGGCTTGCATCAAGTGACTACCATCACGCAAGGTCTTCTGACCCAAGGTGGCCCAGCATTTGGTGGAACTGCTTACACTCCTGCAAGCACGGTTGGCGGTACATCTGATACCGTCTATCTGCAAACCATCTAAGGAGCTAATATGGCTGGTTCTAGAGTTGCAAACAAACTGCCGAGTCAATTTGGTAGCATTCTGCTGGCTGTTGTCCCGTCGTTGAACTTGAATGCTACGGGCGATACGTTCGTGGCATTTGCCGACACTCCTACAAAGTTTCGGGTTCGCGCTATTGCTATGACCAATGGCTCGATCAACCCAACTACGGCACGTTTTACAGTCCAAACCGCCGCATCTGCGAGTGGCACGGCAGTCGTTACATCTGTAACACCTTCACTGGCATCCTCTGCTGTTGTGCAAGACTTGAGCATTGCGTCCACTAACGCATTCAGCCAGGCTTACTTGTACATTAACGTGGGTACAGCCCAAGGTGCGGCAGCTACGGTTGACCTGTACATCTACGGCGACATTTTGACCTCCTAACATGTGGGTTACAAACCATACCGAACATGATTTAGAAGATGGATACGACGGCAAACGATATTTGTTTGCCAAGGGTGTCCCTGTAGAAGTGCCAGCCGTTGTTTGTAATCATGTGTTTGGTTTTGGCGACGATAACAAAGAGCCGTACTTACGTCGGCTTGGATGGTTGCTGAAAAATGATGAACTTCCAAAAGCCAAAGAACGGCTGGCGGGCTTTTCATTTTCTTCAACCCGTCCTAACCTCCACGTTCTATCCCCCGTGGTTGTATCAGAGCCGGTTCTTGCGCCTAAAAAGCGTAAGACCGGCAATGTTCAACAAGCCGCATAACAGCATGAGGACTGCATGGTACTCTCTGACTACATCACCGAATGCCGGAGAATGCTGCACGATGCTAATGGCAACTTCTACACCGATTCCGAGTTAACTGATTACATCAATCAGGGCCGCACACGCATGGTGCGGGACACCGGCTGTTTGCGGACATATCAAACATCTTCTGTTGTTGTCAATCAAGAAGTTCTATTGACCAGCACATTGCCTAACGGCTTGTACACGCTGGACATTATTAACTTTAACTTGATTTGGGGCAACACTAGGATTGCGTTGCAATACTTGCCCTGGACAGACTTCAACGCACGGCTGCGCTATTACCAGAACTACATTGGACGGCCGATAGCCTACTCTCTGTACGGCCAAACCAGCATCTATCTTGGCCCCATTCCAGACCAGACATACACCGTGGAACTGGATACGGTCATCATGCCAACCGCGCTGACAACAGCCGCGCCTACCGAGACTATTCCAGATCCCTACACAACTCCTGTGGCTTTTTATGCTTGCTACAAAGCCAAGCACAAAGAGCAGGCGTATGGAGAATCCGAGATTTTTAAACAAGAGTACACCAACCAAGTCAGAGCTGTCCTTGCTTCTGTATTCACCAGAAGAATCACAACACCTTATTTGATGGGATAAAAATGGAAGCAGTTGAAAATCTTGCAAATGACACCGACAAACGCTTGAGCGTGCATGAGGCGGTATGCGCCGAGCGGTATGAAGGGATTCAGTCTAGCTTTGCAAAGGGCAACAAGCGAATGACCAAGATTGAATACTTGTTGTACATCGTGATTGCGGCAGTTCTGCTTGGGCCAGGTGTTGCGGCTGAGTTTGCAAAAAAATTATTGGGGTTGTAAATGATTGACCCAATCACCGCTTTTGCAGCCGCACAGGCGGCGGTGAAGGGAATTCAAGCCGCTATTATTAAGTTATTTTTTTACAACTTTGTTTCTTGATAGGAGAGGATGATGGATTGGCTTAAACAACTTGCACCCACTATTGCTACGGCGTTAGGTGGCCCATTAGCTGGAATGGCTGTATCTGCTGTCGCTAAGGCTATTGGCTGCGAACCGGACGAAGTGCAGGGCATCATTAGCAGCAACAAGCTGACCGCCGAACAGGTGGCATCCATCCAGCTTGCAGAGCTTGAACTGAAAAAACAAGCCCAGGCTATGAATCTAGATTTTGCTAAGTTGGGTGCGGAGGACAAGAAGTCTGCACGCGATATGCAGATTGCCACCAAGTCTTGGATTCCCCCCGTCATGGCAGTAGGTGTCACTGTTGGTTTCTTTGGCATTTTGGCTGGCCTGATGTACGGTCAAATTCAACACGCACCACAGATTGACATCATGCTTGGTTCGCTGGGTACTGCATGGACAGGCATCATTTCCTTCTACTTTGGTTCCAGCGCCGGTAGCCAAGCCAAGACCGAACTACTTGCTCAAGCGGAGCCAGTGAAATGAAAGAGAACTTCGATGCTGCGTTTGCGCAGGTAATGAAGTCCGAGGGTGGCTACGTCTGGGATAAAGATGATGCTGGCGGCGAGACCAATTTCGGTGTGACTATCGGCGCTTGGGGTGCATACTTGGGCCGTGCCATCCAGCCCGGCGAGATGAAAGCCCTGACGCAAGAAACTGTCAAACCTTTCTACAAGGCCATGTACTGGGACAAGGTGAAGGGTGATGACTTGCCTGCCGGAGTGGACTACGCTGTGTTTGACTTTGCCGTCAACGCTGGTGTAGGCCGTGCCGCCAAGTTTTTGCAACGCTCTGTCGGCGCGGTGGACGATGGTGTCATCGGCTCTGGCACGCTAGGGTTGGTAGCCAAGACTGACCCGCAGAAACTGCTGGACAACTTTACTGAGCAGAAGCAAGGCTTCTACAATGGCCTTGCTACCAACAACCCCTCTCAGCAGAAGTTCCTCAAAGGTTGGCTTGCCCGTGTAGACCATGTGCAAGACGCTGCTGAATCTATGATGGCGTAATCATGGCAACCCAAGAGCAAAAGAAAGACTACAAGGTTGTCAAAGACTTTGTAGGCATCAACACCAAGGCCAACCGCACGGCTATCAAGGAAGAGGAATTCTCTTGGCTTGAAAACGCCATGCCTATCGATCACGCTAATGTGCGGGTTGTGTACGCTCCAACAACTGTGGTTGGTGTTACTTTTGCTAGTACGGTGGTCTATTCAACTTTGGGAAACTTGGGGACAACTGAGTATTACCTGGCGTTTATGGCAGACGGTTCTGCCAAGCAAGTCAATACGCTCACCAATGCAGTCACCGTAATTGCTGCTGCCGGTACGTTCTCTGGATCTGGATTGCAAGCCAGCCAATGGAACAACACTATTGTTCTCATCATTGACCCTACCAATGGATATTTCCAGTGGGACGGTACAAACCTAGTCAAAGTTGGATCTCTTGTTTTTACTTTGTCCGGAACGGGAACCGGATACGGGGCAGGGACCACTTTATCTGTAAGCGCCCCCAACCAGACGGGTGGAACTCAGGCCGTTATTTCTATTGCCTACACTGGTGGCGCTATCACATCGGTGTCTGCGTATGGAACTGGCCTTACGCCTGGAACTGGATACACAAGCCCAGCAACAGTGACGCTGGGAGGCTCTGGCAGCGGACAGACAATTACAACCACCCTCATTAGCCAACCAGGTACGGCCATAGCATCGTTTGCGGGCAGGGTGTGGATAGCCAACGGCAGGACGTTGTACTTCACCGCTGCGGGAACGAACAATGATTTCACCAGCACATCGTCTGGCAACATCATTTTTAATGACTCCACATTGAGTGGCAACATCACTCAGTTGATAAGCGCCAACAATTTTTTGTACATCTATGGCGTTGACAGCATCAACGTGATTTCAGATGTGCGGGTAAACAGCAGCACAGGCGCTACCACTTACACCAACACCAATATTTCTGCAAGCGTAGGTACAGACTTGCCATATGCCATGATGGCGTACTTTCGATCTATCGTGTTCATGAACCGATACGGTGTGTACGCTTTGGTTGGTTCTACAACGTCCAAGCTCAGTGACGCTCTAGACGGGGTATTTCCTTTCATAGACTTCACAAAGTCTGTAAGCGCGGGCCAGGTGTTGGTCTATAACATTTTGTGCGCTGCCTTTAACTTCTATGTTAACAGTTCATTCCCGTATGGATCTGGCGGTTCTAGGTGGGTGCAAGCGGTCTTTTTTGACAAGAAGTGGTTCTTTACATCTCAAAATGAAACCGTTTTTGTAACATCTATACCAGTGAGCGGAACGGCAACTCTGTACACAACCACTGGTCTTGATTTGCAGAAAGCATACCAAAGCTCCAC